CCGAACGCCTAAACGACCTTATCGAGGGGCTCGCATCGTTTTACCTTATCACTGGTAACGGCTATTTATACGGACTACGACGCTCGGGCGATAATAGCATTATTAGGTTGTATAACATGCCTGCGCACCTTGTTGAGATAATATTCGGCAGTTACCTTAAGCCGATTAAAGGTTACAGGCTGTCTCTGTTTCTCGACGGCGAAATACCTGCCGAAGATGTATTGCATATCAAAACCTTTAACCCGAACTATAATGCTCAAGGTTCTTGGCTCTATGGTATATCGCCAATCAGCGCAGCGGGCAACATTACAACGCTAAGTAATTACGCCTATAAAACGCAGATAGATAACTTTGCCAAGTACGGAGTAAGAGGAATACTGAGCGCAAGCAAGGAAGGATTAACACAAGAGCAGGCGGAGCTAATCAAGGAGAAGTGGCAGGCAATTGTTGATAATCGGAAGGGTGACATCATGGTTTCGGGACTGCCGATGACGTGGACAAACGTAGGGTTATCACCTGTCGACATGCAGATTATTGAGCAGCAGAAACTAACGCTTCGCGACCTCTGCATGATATACAATGTGCCATCTCAGTTGTTCGGAGATTCCGAACACTCAACCTATAACAACATCCGAGAGGCACGCAAAGGGCTGGTTACTGACGCCGTGCTGCCATTGATGGAGAAGGTGAAGGACGGCTTAAACCGATTCTTACAAACGAACGAGCAGGGCTTACTAATTGATTACGACCTGCAAGCGTTCGCAGAACTACAGGATGACATGGCGCAGCAGGTTACATCGCTTGCCCAAGCGTGGTGGTTAACAGGCAACGAGAAGCGTGTTGCAATGGGCAAGCAGCCTATTGATGATGAGATAATGGACGAGGTGCTATTGCCCTCGGGCTACATACCAATGAGCGATTATTCACTTGATGAGTACAGCCAAATAGACACAACCGATGAAGTGGAGTGATGAGGCATATATCCATAAAGGCGCAACGGTGAGGCAAATAGAGAACCGCCGCAGCAAGCACTTCAAGAGCGCAAAGCGTTATGCTTTGAATGCGCTCAAAAAGGATTATACCAAATTCCTCGAGCAGGTTAAGAATGCTCAATCGGTTGAAGGGATTGTTGATGTTATTGAGAGCGTAAGCCTTAACGAGAGCGAAACAAAGAGAGCGCTTGAAAGCATATATGTAGAGACAGGGAGGGACTTCGCCAAGTGGACGGTTGATAATCTTAAGGGGGCGGTAAAGAAGTCAAGCGATTACTTCGACGACTACATGCGTCGTTACGTTGAGGAGCGGACAGGCGAGAAGATTAAGAGCATTACAACGACAACAAGAACAAGGGCGATTGCAATTGCTAAGAAGGTGGTTGCTCAAGGGCTTGAACAAGGGCTATCGATTGACAACATCGCAGCAATGCTTAAGCAGCGTTATTACAACGATGCACTTTACAGAAGCGTAAGGATAGCAAGAACAGAGGTTATAGCAGCAAGCAATGCAGGTTCGCTTCATGGTGCGTTATCAACAGGGCTTGCGATTAAAAAAGTCTGGTTGGCGACCAAAACAGGACACACGAGAGAAAGCCACATGTTAATGGACAGAAAGGCGGTTGATATGCAAGAATATTTTGATGTGCCTATTATTAGCAATAGCGGGATTGTTGAAGGTTCTGAGAAATTAATGCATCCAGGCGACCCGCAGGGAAGTCCTGGCAACGTTATTAATTGTAGATGTACGATAGTTTACGAAAGGATAAAGGCATGAACGTAAAGAATTGCAACATAGAGGTTAAAGGGATTGACCTAAAGAACAGAATTGTTGAGGGCTACTTCGCTGCTTTCGGCAAGGTCGATGCAGATAATGATGTGTTTGTCAAAGGTGCGTTTACAAAGTCTATTAACGAGCGGGGCCCGAAAGGCGCAAACAGGATTAAGCACCTGTTCAACCATTGGGACACCGTCGGCGTATTGCAAGAATTAACCGAAGACAATTACGGGCTTCGCTACGTGTCTAAGATTGGCACTCACCGATTAGGCGAGGACGTTCTAAAAATGTATCAGGACGGAATAATAACCGAGCATTCGGTAGGATTTCAGACCGTTAGCGATAAGGTTGAAATACTGAACGGTATAAGACATCTGAAAGAGGTAATATTGTGGGAAGGCTCTTCGCTTGACAAATGGGGGGCTAATGAATGGACGCCCGTAATTAAGTCATACGACGATTGGAAGTTGCAGGCTAAGCGGATTAGCGATAGGATTGAGAGCCTTAACAAGGCACTAACAGGGCGCACAAATTACACAGACGAAACGTATAACGAAATTAAGATAAAGTTAAACACGTTGCAAACGATGCTTAAATCACTCGTTGAAGCGCAGCCGATTAACATCACTGCGCAGAACAATGAGCCGAAGGAGAGCAAAGGAAGCGACGATGTTAGAATCGAACTATTACTAACGAAATTAAAGGAGTTATAGAAATGGAACTGAACGAAAAGGAAAAAGTGCTACTTGATACACTTGAAAGTAAGTTGAACGAGAAGGCAAGCAGCTACTCCGCTGCGGTGGAGACCATCAAGGCCGGTCTAGCCGAAGTTCGTGAAAAAGATATGAAAGCCCTGGAAACCTTGCTGGTAAAGCGAATGGATGAGCTGGAAGTATTGGTAAAAGATGTAAAAGCCGGAAAAATCGCCAATGAAGAGAAATCTTTTGACGAACAGCTAAAGGAAAAGATGATGTCTAGTTTTGACGACATGAAAGCCGGCAGGACTGTTAACTTTGAGGTAGGCGGGGACATTCGTCAGAAAGATGCTGCAACTATGACCATCGGAACATCGGTAACCGGAGACGTTCCTAGGAAAGTAAAATTGCCAGACTTTTTCGCCCCTGCTGGCAACGGGCTTTGGGCTTCCGGATTAATTCAGGAAATCCCGACGACCGGCAATAGTGTTTCCATTACCGAACTTTATAATGAGCAGGGTGCTCCTGTATTTCACGATGAATCCCACTCAAGCGCACTTATGAGTTGGTCGTGGAGGGAGAAGAACTTCAAGATAAAGGATGTTTCGGCATACGCCAAATTTAGCAAGAACATGCTGGACGACATCGACAACTTTATCATGCAGCTGCAAAACCTGCTGATGAATAGGATTGCCATCAAGATGGATGCCGTAATGATTTCGGGGAACGAACAAGCGTCCCAAAATGTGCAGTTTGATGGTCTTGCTACTATTGCCACGCCTTGGGCTGCTGGAGGCAAGGCAACCTACAAGCCTAATGAAAAGGACGTTATCGAAGTTGCCATAGGGATATCCCAGAGTAATAACGGCTATCCCAACGCCATCGTGATTAACCCTAGCGATTTGGTTAACTTAAAAATCGCCAAAGCAGGTAAAGACAATGCTATCCTGCTATACCCGGGGTTCGACGGAACCATTAGCGGGCTGAACACCATTGTCAGCAACCAGATTGCCGCCGGCAAATTCCTAGTCCTTGATAGCAACAAGGCTAAGTTGCACGTTCGCACGCCCTACGAGATAACCATTTCTAACAGTGCTAATGACGGGGACTTCACAAAACGGCTAATCACCGTAAACATTACCAAACGCTGTACCCTTGTTATTAGCGCAAACGACTATGGTTCGGTGGTTTACGGAGATTTCACCACTGCTAAAACCGCTCTTACACCAACAACCTAAACTCCTGTCCTGTGACCGTTAAACTATCAGTCGCTCTTCCCATTTACCAGATGCAGCCCATAGCATGGCTTGCATTTGAAGGTCTTGCCAACCAAGTAGATGCGGGAGATTGGGAGCTTATTATTTTAGAGGAAGTAGAAGGCTCGTGCGGCGATGAGCTGTTAGAACTCTATAAGGATAGGCTGATGGCGGCAGGCTGCCGGCAGGTTAAATTCGTCAGGTATCACGAGCATGTAAGGCTGTTGCAGAAATGGATTAAGGCAGCCGAGGTTATGAGCGTTAACTCGCTAGGGATGCTGCTGCAAGCGGGAGACGTATATTCACAAAAGGATAGGCTGCGAATAACAAGGCAATGCTTCGAGAATGGCTACGGCTGGGTACAGGAAAATAAAAGCGTATTTATAAATTTAGATACGGGAAAACTGGCACTGCTGGATGTTTCTGGAGGTGAAATTTTTAAAACGGGCGAAGGCATGGCTATTACTGCCGACATCATAAGAAAGGTAAAGGATAACGGGATAGTTAAAGGTGTTGACCATTACCTTTTTTCATACGTGGAAGCCGAGAATGCTAAGATTTATTCGTATATACCTGACGTTTTAACGCTTAGCACTAATGGGTTTAACCACCTTTCAAAATCTAGGGGTGCGCTCATCGAATTTAACAAACCCCCTTTTTACGGCACCAGCCTTAAACTAGAGGATTTGGTAAGTAATGAAGTAGCTGAAAGGCTGTTGGACTTAAGGAATGAAATACCACGAACCATAAATTTTAAGGAAATGAAGGTCAGAATGCTAACAAATCGGGGTATTTACCGAAAAGGCGAAATCTACAAGGTAGAGGAGGCTGTCGGAAGGCTTTTCATTCTTGAGCAATCTGCCGAAATGGTAGAAGAAGTGAAAGTAAAAGAAGAAAAGCAAGTTTATGAAACCAAAGAGCTTAAGCCTCAGCGGAAGACTAAGACAGTAACAGCTAAGAAATAGAACATGTACAAGCGGTTGGGCTGGTTGTGTTAATCAGCCAGCCTAACCACTAAATAGCAAAGCGTATGAAGGTAAAGATTAAAAGGGCTTCGATGTGGTTTCAGGTTGGCGAAACCTACGACATCGATAGTGACGTTGCAAGGCAGTTGATTGCACTTGGCGATGCCGAGAGTGTTGAACCAGAAGAGCCACAGAAGGAAGTAAAGACCAACAAGCAGGCAGAGGCAAGAGAAAAGAAATCTAACAAGTAAGCAATGTATCAGGTAACCTACAGCAACGAGCAAGCACTGCACATCGATTTAAACGAGGTTAAGCAGTTTGTCGGGATTACATCCGATGAGGAGAACTCTCTAATCGAAAGGTTTGTCGATGCGGCTACTAACTTCGCTGAGGCGTATACCAATAACGCATTTCGTGCGAAAGATGTAACGATATACACAAGTAGCGATGTTGTCTATCTAATCGGTGTTATAGATGAGAGCAAGCCGATAACGGTTACATATGCTGAGGATGGTGTTAATGCACCTTACAAGCGTGTTAACAATCGGCTCAGGATTGACAACGAAGGCGAAGCGGTGGTTATTGCGTACAGCACAAAGGAGCACTTGCCTGCGGAGGTTAAGATATTCGTATATCAGGAAGTTGCTAAGATGTATCAGCGAGGAACTGAAATAATATCAGAACCAGATACAGCATTGTTAAGTCGACATAAAATGTTGGGAATATGTTAGGCGTTCGAAAGTGGATAAGGTGTGACCGCTACGACTACACGTTGCAGGCTTACGGCGGTAAAAAGAGAAACGTTATTGAGAGTTTCTACTTCTACGGGTTCGTTAAGCAAACAGGTGGTCGTATATACGAAGGCAATGCGATTGCAATGCGTTCGCAATGCGAAGTTAGTGCGTATTACCACGACGTGAAGAACGTTAGCATTAACGACAGCATTACGATTGATAACCTTGTCTATAAGGTTAATGCCATAACACAGAACAGCCGAAACATGATAACATTAACCTGTAACGCTGACGCCAAATGATGCCGAAACTTGAGGTAGAGACTAAGGAGGTGCAGGCTCTCATTAACAAGATAGAGGAGCGAGGCGGTGAGATTGCTGAGATGATTGCCGATGAGGTTGCTTATACTGCACTGATGATTGAGAGCGACGCAAAGAAGCGTTGCCCTGTCAGGACAGGTCGGCTAAGGGCAAGCATCAAGGCTTTTACATCGAAATCACCTATCTCGGCGGTTGTTGGTACAAATGTTGAGTACGCAAGAGACGTTGAGTTCGGTGGCAAGAGGCGGAGGGCTAAACCTTACCTGTACCCTGCTTATTTCTACTGGATTGGCAAACTAAAGGAGACATTGCAGAATGCGATCGGTCGTTGATGTAGGAAGCAAACTTTATACAGTTGTTTACAACCTGCTTAACAATATGGTTGTTAATAAAATTACTGTGCCAGTGATTGCCGCCTATGGAGGCGTGGTTAACAACCTTCCTGCATGGGTAAGCATTAGCCAAGTGTCGCAACGTCCGAGAAGCAATAAGGTAAGTGTCGGCTATGAAGTAAGTCTGCTAATCGAATGCTGGATTAATGGCGATGACTATCTGCAACTAACTGATATAACTAACGAGGTGCTTAACCGAATGTATAATGCTGATGAGATTACTATTGACAACCTTACTGCTTACGTTGTTGGAGAGCCGACTATAGACGAGATGATAGACGACGAGGATAATAGTGTAATGATGCGCAAGCTGATAAGGATTAACATGTTAATCGAGTAGGTTATGGTGTTAGGCAATTACGCACTGTTGAAGGTTAATGGCTCGCTAATAAGCGGGCAGGTGGATAGTTCGCTATCATCGACAATCGATATGATTAACGTTGTTAAGGTTGGAGGGAGGTATAGAGAGGTTGTAGCGGATAAGGTTGCGATTAGCGTGAGCGTTACGGTGCAATACACAGATGACGTATTTACAACGCTCTGGAATGCTCACGTAAATGGCATAAGGATAAGCGTTACATACGGCGGAATTAATCCTGGAGAAAAATACCTATCGTTCAACGGATACATAAGTGCTATCAATAAGACAGATAGTAAGAACTCGTTGTCAATGATAGGAATAGAAATTATATCAGACGGTGAAGTGTTACTAAAAACTAACTAAATTAATAAGGAGAAAAAAAATGGCTGAAATTGTAAACGGAACGAAGATACTAATTAAACTCAAATTAAGCAGCGACGATAAGCTACTCGCTGGACAGATGAGCGCAAGCCATGACATCACGGTTGATACAATTGAGACAACTCACAAGCAATCGACTGGAGGGGCAAAGACGTTCATTGCGGGAGAACATACAATAACCTATAAGGTTGATTGTGTTGTTGACCCTAACGACACAACGAATGCGACCTATAGCGATGTATATACGGCATTGAAGACTAAGACTGAAGTAGACTACACCTACGGCGGTATTACAAAGGGCGACAAGAAGTACACTGGTAAGGCTATCATTACAGGGCTATCGCAGAGCGCACCTCAGAATGACAAGGTAACCTTCAGTATTGACCTACAGGTTACTGGCGACGAGGCAGAAGGCACTGTGGATTAATCATTAACAAATAAAACATGGGAGTATTTGACAAGTTAAAAAAAATCACAGCGAACGTAAAGAAGGACAGCAATAGTAACGTTCGTTACATCGAGGTTGACGGCATTCGCTATGCTGTCGGCATCGGCTACATCATTGAACTAACCAAACAGTATAATGAGCGTTACAAGGTTGACGCCTCTATCGACGAGGTGCTGCAGGGTTGCTTTGGCAACGCTAAGGTCACGGACGAGGCTATCAAAAAGATAGTGTTTGCCATTGCAGTATCAATCAACTACTACAACAAGGCTAACGGGAGACAACAGGTTGATGAGAACTATGTAATTAACCTCATTGACGACAGAGGGTTCGGCTACGTTGGTAAGGTTGTTCTTGCAATATCGTCAACCATTACGGCTATGATGGTGGCGGGGGCAGATGACAAGGGCAAGGAGCAGGACGGAGAACAAAAAAAAAGTTAACTCTTAGAGAGTTATACAAGATAATCGGTAGTACTGGGCGGTTACCTCATGAATTTGAAACCCTTACTTGGAGTGAATTCGTTGTTTGGTTAGAAGGATATAGAGAAAGGGACTACGGGGTAACCGCTCACCTGCTTCGACAGGTTGCATACCAAATGATTACATTACATCCGTACATTGACAAATCGAAAAAACCTTACGATATTTACGACTACATGACGTTCCCGACCGACGAAATCAAACGTAAAACAGTAGAATACATAGACCCGCAGGAGCTTGCAAAGAAATGGCTGAAGAGTTAGGAAGTTTTAAAATAAAAATCGGTGCTGATAACTCTGAACTAAATCAGAAGTTAGAGCAGACTAAAACCGACCTTGAACAGGTATCAAAGTCGGTCAGCGAGTTTGGCGATAACGTTGGGGTGCTACGTCAACGCTATCGGCAATTGTCGCGGATGAGCCTTGTGGGTAAGTCAGCCGAAGAGATAAGACAGGTCGAGAGTGAACTTGCATCGTTGCGTGATGCGATGGAGGACTACGACGCTCGTATAAGGTCGTTAGCCAAAGACCCGTTCCAAAAAGCAGCCGAAGGAGTGCAGGCGTTTAGCAGCGTTATGGCGGGGGCTGCTGGTGTTGTTTCCTTAATGGGTGGCAATGAGGAGAAACTCAATAAGATAATGCAGCAGACTGTTGCATTGATTGCAATTGCCAATGCAGCGCAGACGGCAGCGGACTTCACCAAGCAGAACGCCATCGGTATATGGCTTAAGGACAAAACAAAGGACATTGCGCTAAGAATCAAAGAGGCTTTAACGATACAAACCGTAACAGCAGCGACAGCACAGGAAACAGCAGCCAAGAGCGGGTTGAGCAGCGTTCAAAAAGTCCTTATTGCGTTACAGAACGCATGGAATAAGGCAATCGCCTCTAACCCGATAATGCTAATGGTTACGGCTATTGCAGCACTAACGGCAGCGGCGATAGCATTAGGCAGGGCGTTAAGCAAGACAACAGAGGAGAGCAACGTACTTAACACATCAATAGACGGGACAAGACACGCAACCGTTGAGGCGGTTAATGCACATAACGAGCATGTATGGGCGTTGCAACGGCTGGAAGACGAGTACAAACTGCTAAGAGGTGAGTTAAGCCAGTACGACGCAGACCTAAGAGAGATAAGCAGGCAGCGGCAGAAGGAGTTAATCGAGGCTGAGCAACAGATGCGACAAAATGCCGAAAGCGAGATAACACTATGGACTAAGATAAAGGCTGCTGTTGCGACGCAGTTCGGAGGCATGGTTGGTGCGGCAAAGGTCTATACGAACGCAATGCAAGGCACGATTGAGGACGGGGCGCAAAGAATTAAGGAGATAAACGAGCGTTACGATGCTATTGAGCGCAACAGGAAGGAGAAGGAAATCCAGGACGCAAAGAAGCGGGAGGAGGAGAAGCAAAGGCAACTCGCAGAATTAGCCAAGAAAGTAGCCGAGCACAGGGAAAAGTACGCCAGCGATGGCATAGAAAAGCTGGAGGTAAGCTACAAGAAGGGCATAGAGAGGCTGAACGCAATATCCGCTAACCTGAAGCCAATC